TACAAAGGTAGAAGGTAAAAGTTAAAAAAATTGGTGGGATAAACCACGACGGCGAGATGGAATCACGGAGTTAATAGCTCTACCATTTAGGACCCACGACGGCCACTGAATTAGGGAGCAACACCCGAACTGTCGACATACTGAACAGGAAAGGAACGCCAAATAATCGACCACCAATTTTCCCTTAGGGGTTGACAAATGCCACAGAACGTGTTATAATAGTTCTTTATATTATGAGGTTTATTTTATGGGATTAGCTAGAGGATTATCGACAATAAGCTCTAAGAAGCGTAAAGTCAAAATCACAAAAGCAAAGATGCAAGAGCTGGAACTGCAATGGCGACAGCACAATCGTGACATGAAACGTAAAGGTATGCATGACTTACGATACGACACATTACAACAGTATATTGACTATGCTTATGGTCGTACTAAAATCCAATCTTCTTTCAAACCACTCGAAGTAACTAATGACTGGAGACAGACTTTAGAAAATCATCGTGAGCGTTATCCATCAGCACCATTAACTAAACCAGTTAAATCTGTTGACCACTCTTGGAAAGCAGAACAAAGTAAAAACTTCACAGTAGCTCCTGCATATAACAAAGGAGCATATCAAGTAATACCACGCTCAGACGTAAAACATATAGGAAAGTAACATGCAAAATATATCTTCATTACCAACATTATACAAGAGAGATACGAAAGGTAAAGTTCGTGAATTGACTATTGACTATGGTTGGAACTCTGATGACGATGCTGCAACAAGAAGTACAGCAGGAATACAAGATGGAAAGCTTGTAACTTCTGGTTGGAAAAAGACAGTTGCAAAAAACGTTGGTCGTGCAAATTCTACTACAGCTTATACTCAAGCAATATCTGAAGCAATGAGTATTTACGATCGCAAACTTGAAAAAGAGTATTTTAAAGATATCAAAGACATTGACTCTTATACAGCATTTAAACCAATGCTAGCTGGTGGTTACAAAAAGAATGATGATATCTTTCCTGTTATTGCTCAACCAAAGCTTGATGGTATACGATGTATTGCGAATAAGAGTGGACTTTGGACAAGAGCAAATAAACCAATCACAAGTTGCCCACATATATGGGAAGAGATTAAACCAATTTTTGATAAACATCCAGAGTTTACATTTGATGGTGAACTATATAATCACGAGCTTAAAGATGATTTTAATAAGATTACATCTCTTGTTCGTAAACAAAAAACTACAGAGTATGACACTTTAGAAGCTAAAAAGCTTGTACAATACCATGTTTATGACATGTATGACACTTCTCACAAGGATTTAATCTTCTCAGGCAGATTTTTTAAGATGGGTATGACACTTTCTGATATGGATTCAATTAAAGTTGTTGAAACTATCTTAACTCAAACTCAAGATGGCCTTGATGAATTATACTCAACGTGGATGGAAGATGGCTATGAAGGCCAAATGGTACGAATTGATGAAGCTTACGAAAACAAAAGAAGTAAATTCTTACTCAAACGTAAAGAGTTTATTACTGATGAATTTCAAGTTGTGTCAATGTTAGAAGGTAAAGGTAACTGGGCTGGTTATGTAAAACATTTTGTATTACGTAAACCCGATGGAACAAACTTTGGAGCAGGAGTAAGAGGTACACAAAAAGTACTAGAAAAATTGTGGAACGATGGTAACACTCCAGATTGGGCTACATTAAGATATTTTAACGAGACGCCTGATGGAATCCCAAGATTCCCAGTTGTAATTGATTATGGCTTTGGCCAGAGGGAAGACTAATGAGTAAATGGCCAGAAAGAAAGCCGTGGCACGACGGTGAACGTATACAATTTGACTATGATGATTACATAGTATCAGCTGTAAGATTTACAGGTTCTTATGGGTGGAAAGCAAACTTATGGGAAGTTGCTTTTATGGATAGAGATACTCAAGATTTTGTGGAACCACCACTTGATTTTATGAGTGAATATTCTTTCTCAGGAGATGTTGGAATCTATGGGCATTTAAATGACCCAGAGTTAGATAGAATACATAAAGCAATGAGTCAGTTGGGAACACTATGAGCAAATGGCACGGTGGCAAAGGCTCAAGCAGAAGAAAAGAAGATAAGAAAAAGATTGATGATAATTGGGATAGAATCTTTAAGAAAAAAGTTGAACCAATTACTAAAGAAGATATTGGAAAGTATGCACATCCTGCATATACAAGATATCCTCACTTAAAAGACCTTGAAAAAGCACTTGAAGATTTAAATAAAGAAATACATGGAGAGAATGATGATGACTGAATACACCGAAATGGTAGACAAATTTGCTAAAGCAATTGAAGCAGAAGAATGGAACCAAAAATCCACAGGATTGCATATGCACAGTTTAAAAAGTATGTGGTATGAAACTGACGAGACTCGTATTCATTTCGATAATGGAATGGTACAAGATATCTCTTATCCAGATGGCCGTATTGAAAGATTTCAAAACGGTAAACTGATTCACATTTTTGGTAACAAACTTTCAGGCGATGAGCTACTCTCTGCTTATCTTAACAAAGTATGAAACTAAGTAATTTTGATAAGAACTTTATGCCTTTATGGATAACAGTTTTTCTAATGCTCGTAATGGGTTTTGCTTATGATTTAAAAGCACAACCAGGTATTGATTATGATTATGTCATATCTCAAGATGAACATTGTATGGCTCTAAACATTTACCACGAAGCTCGTTCAGATAGTTTAGCAGGTAAATTTGCAGTAGCTGATGTCGTTCTAAATAGAGTACGAGACGATAGATACCCTAAAACAATATGTGGTGTAATATACCAGGGAGACCATAAACCCTCTTGGAAAGACTCTAGTCAACTCGTACCTGTGCGTAATCGTTGTCAGTTCAGTTGGTATTGCGATGGTAAAAATGACACACCTTTAGATGCTGACTCTTGGAATGAAGCTGTTTTAATTTCTTCACAGATAATTAAGAATGGTAAACATCGAGGGTTAACAGAAAGTGCTACTCATTATCATGCAGATTGGATAGAACCTTATTGGGCCCCAACATTACAACAAGTAGGAACTATAGGTTCTCACATATTTTATCGTGCCGACTAATATAAATAATCCTTTAATGAGGAGTATATTATGGTCGTTGCGGGAGTAGATTACAGTTTAACAAGTCCAGCAGTTTGTGTGCATTCAGGTGAAGAATGGAAATACGAGAATTGCAAATTTTATTATATGGTACCAAATGAGAAAAAAATTAGAGAAGCTGAAAACTATAATTGTTCAGTATATCCTGAGTGGAGCGAAGACTGTGAGCGCTTCAACAATTTGGCCGAGTGGAGTTTACAGTGGATATCTGCCGCCGGATGTAGTAGAGTTGCTATTGAAGGATATGCCTTTGGGGCAGTCGGAAGAGTCTTCCAAATCGCAGAAAACTGTGGACTCTTAAAATACAAATTATGGAAGCAAGGAATACCTTATAGCGTTCCTGCTCCTACAGAAATTAAAAAGTTTGCAACAGGTAAAGGTAATGCAAACAAAGACATGATGTTGGATTCTTTTAAAGAAGAAACAGGGGTTGACATTCGTGTCAAACTTGATATAATAAAGGGATATAATCCAATTTCAGATATTGTTGATGCTTACTTCATCGCAAAATTTGAACATTTTAACGGAAGCAATAATGATAGTAATATTTAACGGACCACCAGCTAGTGGCAAAGACGAAGCTGCATCTTTATATAAAGAGATGTTTGGCTTTGAAGCATTAAGTTTTAAACATCAATTGTTCAAAGAAACAATAGAGTTCTTTGGAGTTGATAAGAAATGGTTTATGCAAGGTTATAATGACCGTGAACAAAAAGAAGTGGTAGAACATGCTCTTGGCGATCACTCTCGTAGAGAAGCAATGATACACGTTTCTGAAAATGTTATGAAACCAAAAAAAGGTTTAGATTACTTTGGTAAATTGGTTGCTGAAGAAATAGAAGATGGAATACATTACGCTGTAGCAGATGGCGGATTTGTAGAAGAACTTGAACCACTCATCGAAAGAGTCGGTAGAGAAAATATTGTCATTGTTCAAATTACACGTGATGGCCATGACTATTCTTCAGATAGTCGCAGATACTTTAACGGTAATCTTGTTAAAGAATATACTATCAATTATCCAACAGAAATAGATAGTGCTTATGTTCTTAAAGAAGAAATGAATATTGACACATATCGTGTGCACAACAATGGTTCAGTCAGAAACTTTCATAGTATTCTAACTGACATTTACAATGAATTGAAAGAAAGTTATAACTTTGAACAAATTACAACAGATACCGAAGCCGAACATAATCAATCTGATTGATTGTCCCGATCGTAAAGCATATACAGAATCTGAGTTTAGTAAACTTGGTTGTTCTGATATCCATGTGCATGTTTACGAAAGATACAATAAAGATTCTATTAAGTTTATAGGAGACCCTAAGTTATTAGAAATAATGACTAAAGGTGTTACATCTTCTCACTTGCTAACTATTAAATGGTGGTACGAAAATACCGACGAAGAAATTGGTTTATTTTTTGAAGATGATGTAGACTTTGAACCTGTAAAGCATTGGAACTTTACTTTAATGGAATTCATTGAAGGAATCAAAGCAGAGTGGGGAGCATTACATCTGTGTAATGTATTTGAGTATCCTTATGATAAAGATACAGAATATCCACCAATGATGCTTCGTCGTCGTAATTTATGGGACCATGGCTTACAAGCATATGCGTTAAAGCGTGAATATGCAAAAAAGATTATTGATTATTATTTTATTGAAACGGAAAACAATAGTGCAATTGCAATACATTATAAAATGCCACTAGGTGCTGCACCATCATTTGAAAACAATGTGATGCATGGATTTGGACCAGTGTATACATTCCCATTGTTTAACCAGAATGTAATC